ATGGCTTCATTCGATGAAATGCAGCATCTTTTTGTCATGCAAGAACTAACTGCGTTGGGATATACCCTCGAAGAGGGACAGATTCTTCAGCCAGCTTTGCTTTCAGTCAGAGATGACACGGCGCTCTGGAAATTTTTTAATGCGATCCCCGCAAATTCACTAATCTATGCGCCCAGCGAAAGTGAGTTTTTCACAGTCTACTCGGAATTGATTAACTCCTTGATCCCTGGTGATAATCCTCTCGACCCAATCACTGCAGCCAAAAGACGTCTAGTAAATTGGGGGCACAAGCCGCCAACATGGAATATAGGTTATGCCGAACTTGTGAGACAGCTTTCCAATGCAACATCATCTTCATTTGTATTCGATAACAAGTCCGCACCAGAATCTGCTTTCTGGGGACTTTGGAGCAATAGTCCACCTGCATCAGGAGGGAGTTCGAAATTCGCCTCCGGCGACGTATCTGCAACAATCTCATTTTCCAAGGTACTCAATTTCTCGCCAACCCCTGGTGACTGGTATGTATCTTCAGCATTGTCACTCGCCTATAGCTCGCCCAACGGCCTGCCGTGGAATCCGAACTCACCTATCAGTTGGCAAACTACATTTGGTCAAAAAGGCGCTATGCAGAGATTTTTGTCTGCATTATTAGTCGTGTCTGGAATGCATATTCAATTCCAATCATCGGCATTGTTCACTGAAGAAGAACAAGCGTTGATTTTACGGAATGCGCCTACGGGCCTGTGGCCTTACTATCTCGACGCAGGCAGCACAGATATGAATATCAAATTCGACGAGGTTGGCCGTTTAGCCGCCACAGTTACCAGCAAGCCCGGAGTACCCATAATAATTGCTGGCAATGTTTTATCAGCTGGACAATTTCTAGGCGTATAACTTTGGCCGTGGGCGCTAGATGCGTCATTTTTCGTCACATTGATGTGGCCGATTACCTATTGAGCCCAAAGAGGTCTGGAAGGACAGCAGTTTTACGAACTGCGTTAAGGGATTGTGATTGAAAGATCCTGGTCGATGGCGTTTTATGGCAAGACAATATTGCCAGGACATAAAAAAGCTGTGTAACGCGGCTTGAGGCGATGCAAGTGCTGCCGCAACAACATAGCAGAGGGCGACGTCCCGACGCGCCTGGGCGCCTCCTGTTCCTTCCGGCAGTTGTCCCAGCAATCGATTGGCGCCTAACAGACACTAAAATTGTTTGGTCGCATTTGTAGCTGCTTGCAAATGTACATAATATTCGCGTAGCCCTAACGCCAATTCTCGCCAGGCGCGACAACTGGTTGCGTTGCCTGCATTGACGGTGGCGACCTGAGCAAGCGAAATTCCGGCGGGTTCTCGATCAGAATCGGCGGCAAGTCCGGGATCGTCACCTGACCAGGCGGCGTCGTACAAGCGCACAAAGCCGGTATTAACAGCGAAGCGAACGTTATCCGCTTGTGTGATGTAGATCGGCACTTGTTTTTCAATGGTTTCTCCTTTGACGTAAATGGTCTTGATGCGGTCGACATACTTGATCTGCGTCTGCGCGACGACAACCTGCTGTGCTTTGGCTATTTTGATTGAGCGCTCGGCCTGCTGATTGACATAGGCAATGTGCTTTTCACCCTCGTCCTGCTTGCCTTTGTTGTAGCAAATCGTCCCGAACACAGCTGCTGCTGAAACAAGGGCCAGCCATCGCGCCCACCAAGGCAATACCTCTTTCAAAAGGCACATATGACCCCCAGGGCGTTTTTGCACGCCGCCCAGCGCACGCGCCTCGCGGCCAGGCTCTCAACAGTAATGCCGGCGCCATTAATCCGCGTCGACAACCCATCAAAATCGCCCCTATCGGTATAGGCATTGCCACCAATCGAATGCCAGAACCAACCCGCCGAACGGGCCGCGAGTGTCCCGTCCGTTGACAGCCGCTGCGGGGAAGCGACGCAATCAACACCCAGCGCAGCCGAACACGCTGCGTAGTTATCGCGAAACGTAACTTGCTTCAGGCCGCCGCCGCGATAGCGCCAACCATCGCCGGAAGCGACGTCGCCATTACCGTAGCGATTGGCGTAGACGATGTTGGCGATCCGGATCTGGCGTTCCAGCGGCACCATCTTCTCTCCTGGCTGGCGGCCAAGGGCGACGGCGCGCATGGCAATACGCTTGCCAAAAGTGGCAATCAGCCCCTGCACCGAATAATCAAACGACTCGGATAAACGAGACAGCCCGGCACTTTCGTGGCCAATCTGTGCAATAAATGCCGCACACCTTGCCGGCGTGCTGATGCCGAACTCGGCCATCGCCGCATTGATCGGTGCAGCCCAGTCCGTCGCACGCGCGGTAGGAATCAGCAAAGCCGTTGAGAGCTGGGAGGCGGACAGATTCATCGTTTCCCCAGGCAATGCCATCGGCGCCAGAACCATACGGCCAGAATCGCGACAGCCACATTCGACACCACCTCAGATTGCTCACTCCAGAAGCCAAAGGCATCCGGCCGCATGATGTTCACAAAGGACGTGAGCGCCACTAGGGAGAGTGCGGAAGTACCCAGCACCTGCGTTTCCAGATGTTTGTTCAGAACAGCCCATAAACAAAACGCTAGCAGTATCAGGTTAGCTACCGTATTAATTAGTTGGATCATTTTTCCCTCCCAGATAACGGCGCTTCAACGTGCCGATGATGTCCGCTTCGTTAATTTCCTTAAACACTTCGCGCGCCGTGGCCAGTGCAAATAAGCCCACCAGGAATTCGATACCGGAATGGGTCCGCGCGCCAGTGATCGCGAACCAGTCGATCAGCACCGGCGCAATGTAGACGGCGCACGCCAGGCCGGCCGTGAAACTGGACAGCTTCTGCCACCAGTTCAAGCCGTCACCCAGAAATTTCAGGGCAACTGCCGACCCCACCGCCCCCGGCAGTAACGGCAACAGGTATTTCGTGACCCCCAGCCATACTGCCGCTAGCGTGCTTGTTGGTTCTGCCATCCCTCGTCCCATCAATGATTTGCGCCGGCAGGAACACCACATTGCCCCTATCGACTAATTACCTTACCTAGTGACCCTATCGCCTTGATGACCACATCCAGGCGCCCAACCAAGGCAAGCTGCACCTTCTGTTCCAGCTCCCGATTCTTCACCCAGGTATCAAACGCTTTAGATTCCAGGAAATCCCGTGCATCCGAGATCCCCATGCGCATCGCCTCTGGGTACGAGGTGCTTGAATATAAACTCAAGCTAACTGCCATATTGCGTAGGTTTTCCAGTAACTCTCTTCGCAAATTCACTGACGCAGGTTGAAACTGGAAATCGGGCCGGAGGCAACGACTTCACCTCCGACTCCTCGTGCGGCAAAGCCACAAATCCCTCGTCTATTTCGATCGTCTCGAAGAAATGCATAAGCAGCTTGTTGCCGCGGTGGCGCATCGCGTACAGTCCCAAGAATTCCGATTCCGGGTATTCACTGATGATCTGCATGCGATTTTTCAGCCACTCCAGATAGTTCAACGAATCCAGCGCAGGATCCGGGGCCAACTCGCCCACGCGTAATAACTGCGCGGCCATGGCGCCCAGCATCCAATGCAACTGACCAGCCACTTTCGGGACATGACCGTGTAACTGTTCAATGGCTTCCGCCATCGCCCCTGTCACCGGCGAGATCTGCCATTCGTCGCCGCCATGGCTCCCAAGAGGGATGGGAAAATCAGGCGTGTCGCGGCTGACATTCAGATAATCCATGTAGTACCCGTCCCCCAGCATGAAATTGGCGCCACCACCCTCTCCTCCTGTGGTGTGGGCCAGGTAATGCCCCACCACCAGCATGCGTTCCTGCACCGTCCAGTTTTTAGGGTCCGTGACGTGGCGCTCGGTCGGTGCATCCGTTGACTCGATGACCATCTGCAAGAAAGTCGTTGTAGATTCTTCAAAACGCTCCGGAGGCACGGCGGCTAGCGCGCCGGCGTTCACAATGGAGAGCTCGCGCAGCTTGACGGCCAGGCGACGTGTTCTGAGAGGTGAGAAAGCAATCATATGATCCTCTAATGAGAGTTATATTTTTTGATTGGACGAATAGGAACTCGACGCCATCATCTTCTTCAGGTCGTCACGGTCCAACGCGGTCAAGGTCGCCAGCATCAAAGGAATGGTGATTTCGGTGTAATAACCGTCCTGGTCGATAGGTGCGTCGATGGGTTCACCGATCGTCTCGATCACCATGGGCGCCAGGGTCCGCTGCTTATACTGAAAACCGATCAGCTGCGGCGCGACGGATGGGAACATACTGTTGATCGCGCCATCGATGCCATCTCCACCGCCGGCGGCACGCGCAACCAGACTATCGCCGCTGAGTTTCTGTGGCAGCGCCCAAGCCCATAGCTGCTGAAGTGGTGCCGCAACCTCCCTTTTGGGATCGCTAAAGGCGCGAAACACCAACGATACATTGATTTTGATGGGCGGCATGCCCGTAAAGATCTGAGTCGAATTCAACTTCGTGATACCGGTGCGGCCTTCAAATTTCTTAATATTGCGCTCGATTGCACCGACATCGGCACTACCAGATCCCGACTTCGACTTCCGTCCGAAGAAGGAGTAAAAATCATTCATTCCAGGTAGTAACGCCCCTGACTGCAACATGGCAATCAAGGCTGGCGCTTTGCTATCCGGGCTGCTTTGCTCGAATGGCGACTGCCAATTCAGCGTCGCTTCCATATTGCCGCCGGCGGTCACCGGCGCGTGCACCTCGATTTGTTCCTGCCCTTCCCGTAGCCCCTTGTTGTCCACTGGATAAATTTTTGCAATCAAATGCTCGGAGAGCCCTAACCACTGAGAACCAAGGATTTCCTGATCTGCCGTCGTTCCTTGCCCTGGTGCCGCCATATGTCCGCCTTACATAAAATTGCGGGCAGCCGATTTACCTGGCTGCCCGCTTTGTTGAAGTGCTAATTCAAACTTGAAACGATTACTTGCTCAAGCCCATCTTCCGATTCAGCCGCATCGACTTCATGCGGCGCATGGTGGCGCTGGCCGTGTGCGCTTTCATCTGCGCTTTGCGGATGCTCACTTTCTGCTTGGCAGTCAGGCGAACGTGACCGGAGATACGCTTATTGATCCGCACTTTCTTGCCCTTGCGAATCACCATGCGCTTCTTGTAGGTGGCGTCCAGCACCGCGTCGCTGCCTTCGTCGCCAAATACAAAATTGTCGATATCGGCGCTCGACGCATCATCGCCATCCGGCAAACTGGCGGCGAGAAGATCCCGGATTCGGTCCGCTGCCGCTTCATCCCAATCGTTCAGGAGCTTGCTGCAGTCTTCGTCCGAGACGCCCTTCTCGGCCAGGTAATCCCAAGCGAATTCGAGTGCCGTCTCCAGCACGTCGGCCTCGTCATCGCTCAGCTCGCCGTCTTTGTTCGCGTCCACCAGGCCGACCATATTTGCCAGGAGGCGATCAGCCAGGGTTTCGCCTTCATCCAGATCATCGGTTTCGATCCATTCCTGGATGGTTGACGCCGCGCCCAGCGCGATGTGTGTCGCGGCGTAGTCCGCCGCTACATTACTGTCTTCAGTATCGGACGCAGAATCCAGCACTGTCTCCGGTATCTTTTTTAGAATATCTTTCACATGTAACGTATGGCGAATCGCCTTTGCAGCCAGATGACTCATTCTGTTCCTTTCATTTTTAATGACCCGATCACCGGGAAAGTGTTTGGGTAACGAACGTTTGGCGATTGGTGCCGTCGTATTTCAAGGAATAGGACACATCCATGCGATCCGCCGGCCGCAGAGCATTGGGTTGCACCAAGTACTGAAACGCTTCCCCATCCATCTCAGCGCTAGGTACGATCCATTTCGCCGTTTTAGCGTCCTTGAACAGCTTTTTGAGGAAGGCATCGGTCTTTTTGACGGACACTTCCATTGGTAGCTGCAACGCCTCTTTCGCAAAGCGCGTAACCCAATCATCGATCGAGCTGGACATATCAGCCACCGAGATCAGTTTTTTCATGGAGACCGCCGTTTTAGCGCAGGTCAGCGAATCACTGAACACGTACTTGCCACCGCCGTTGTATTTGACGTAGATCACTGGATTGATTTTGGCATCGGCCAGATCGCTCAAATCGTCGTCGGGGGTATGGATTTGCACAATGCCAGTTCTATCCAACGGCCAGTTTTTTCCGGCAATCGGATAGTTTTTAGGTGCAAAGCCATTGGCGTCCGTTTGGGCATTGCGCAAGCAGCGTCGCGCCACGTTGTACGCCGAGGTGCCGAGCACCACTTTGCCGTTCAAGCCAAGCGGGTCGTCAGACTTCAAGGGCGCCCAGTACGCCTGGCAGTAGTGTGAATCGAAATTCAATTGCGCCATGAAAACGATGGCCGCTTCCGGCGACAGCGTGCCAGGGACATCCCAGGCAAATTGTCGATTCGTGTCATAAGCCAGTTGCGCCAAGGCGGACAGCAGCGCCGGCGCGTGCGATCCGCCGCTGACGATGTAGGCGTAATCGTGCTCGGTCTTCTGCAGCAAATCCCGCGCGCGCGCAAAGTCCGACACGCCATAGGCGGTACTACCCTCGGTAAAATAGGCCATCACCGGAGAGATGGCGAACTTGGGTCGACCATTGGCATCCCGCCCGTAGGCATTCGAGGTTGACACAATCTGGGCGCCACCGCCAACCAACACCTCAACATTGTCAGTCGTGCGCTCCACCACATCCGGCAGATAGGCGCTTTGCTGATAGTCGTCCAGCGCATCAGGATTGAGCGATCCGACAAATTCGTAGAGCGCATTGCCTTCTTTGTCGCGTAAACGCAGCGTCACCATGCGATTAGCTACCGGAGCGCCGTTCTCCGTCACCGCATCGGCATGCAACTCGACCACCACGCCGTCGTTGTAACACTCAAGATGCTTTACAGATAACAAAAACGGTTTATCGGTCGGCACATCGGTAGCAACCGTAAATTGCAGCTCCATTGCCGGGGCCTCCGGCTGGGTCACGATGATGGCCGACAGCACGGCAGCATTGGTTGTCAGTCGCTGCACCACTGCTGATGCCGCGCCCTTCTGTAAGGCCTCATAAACGTGGATATGCGCCTCGTTCAGCGCCGATGCGCGCAACGACTCGCCGCGGCCGAGCTTCTTTTGGAAGTTGCCGCGATTCACCCGGCACGGCTTATCGATGCGCCCGCGTGTGGCGCGCATGATGATGCCGAACACCTGATCGGAGTTATCCGGTGCATAACCATCGGTCATATCCCGCAAGGGATTCAATTGGATACCCGACTGGGAGCCAAGCTGCCGGTTAAAAGCAGTAGACATAGAAATTCCTTATTTTTTGTCGATATTCGCCGCGTCGTCCGCTACCGTGTTCGCCGGCGATTTTGGTTCCGTCGCAGCCTTTTTCTGGCCTTTACCGCCGGCAGTAACCTTGGCGGCCGCCTCATCAAGCTGGCCGCCGTCCAGCGCATCCAGTGCCATCGCATCGCCCCATTGGTTCAGTTCCGACAAGGAATCTACATCCGACGCAAAGCGCGTCAGCTGGGCGTGATCCTTGAACGTGACCTCCATCTGGTTGTCTGGCGCACTGAAATTTGGTTTCAACTCGGCCCGGATATCTGTAAATACCAGATTACGCGGTGTGTTATTCGTAAGTCGCAAGGTGAGAGGAAACTCGGATTTCCCGAATACCGCTTCGACCAATGCATTGACGCTCTTCCCCGTCAGGGAAGAAGCGCCCAAATGTAATGTGCTTGCCATTTGTACCGCTCCTTCGGTGTAGGTGGATTAGTCGAGATTGATCACTTCGATGACAGCGCATCCCATGGCCGACGGCAGATGCGGATTAACCGCCGTGAAGTTGCGCGCATAAAAGCCTTGCTTGTAGCGCTGGTCTTCGTCGGCGTTCATGTTGATCAACATCGGCGCCACGGCGTCACCGAGGACGAACGGGTTGCGCGCCACCTGGGTCGAGCGACCGATACAGATAATGCGGGTCGTCTTATGGTCCACGTCCACGATGCGCGGCGAGTAGTACACCTCGTACATACCAAACAGGCGACCAACGCGATAGATGCCAGGACGGGCAGTCACACCTGACGGGACAAACAAGGTGTTTGGCAGACCCTGGATCATCGCCGCCATTTTTTTCGACACGTACAAATGGGTGATACCGTGATCCATGGTGTCTTCCGCCATCTGCTGGCTGGCCGCACCGAGAATGCAGGAACCGTCCTGCCAGATCTGCGCGCGCGTCTTTTCCAGACCTTGCGTATCCCACTTAAAATCCCAGACCATGGCGTTATTGGCGCCAATGCGGGCAGCCTTCTCCAACACCTGGTAATGGCGTTCATTGGCAAATTGATTACGAATGGCCAACATGGATTCGCCCATGGGATTCAAGCCGATTTCATTGGCCATCTGTGTTTGGCTATCGGTCGACACAAATGCATTGGCCTTCCATGGCGAAGCACGCAAAAGAAAGCGTGTCGCAATGGTATTGACGATAGGAATAATGCCCTTGTTGTTCTCGAAGTCGATGACCACTTCGGCGATCACCGGGGTGTTCGCTGGCAAGGCCGGTACGGTTGTCACTTTCACGGCACCAGTGTCCGAATTCATCGAACCGGACACGGTAAACAATGTGCCACCCAGGCGGACATAGCCGCTAATCGGCGAGGCTGAAGCCGGTGCGTCGGCGCTAGTCTCCTTCGCCACCGGCAAGCCGTTGATATAGATGATGGTGCGGCCCTTGAGCAACTTGGCCGACGGCGCATCCTGGTCGCAGGTGTCCGCAGTCAGTTGAATCGGCGTAACCTTGCCACCGAAGTCGTCACCGGTGCGCTGTAGCAGATGGGTACGTTGTGCAGAGGTATAGGCGCGGCCGCTCAAGACGCCATCCATCAGGTCGCCGGCGCCATAGTGACCGAAGGTGCTACCGGCTTCGTGCGAGACGATCACCAGTGGCGCTTCATTGGAACCAATATCGGCAGGTAAATAGTTTGCAACAGGAATGGCTTCGGCCATGGCCGCCGTGATTGAGATCACTGCGCGATTTTGTTGCAAGGACATCGGATCGTGCGCCAGGTTGGAGGCCGAATCGAGCTTGTACTTGGAGCGCGCGCTTTCCGACGTCGCATAAGCTTGGTGGATCGCCCATTCCAGCACGTCAGCGGTCGGCTCTACACCATGTTCTGCTTCATAAAAGGCAGCACCATCCAGAATCGCACCCGCGATGCCGACACGACCTTCGCCCGACTCATCGAAGAGGATTTGTAGGTTTTCGGGTACTTCGACGCCAGTAATTGATGCCGACAGACTCTGAGCATCGGCAATGAATGCGCCAGCGCTGGCGGAATCGAATACGCCAGTGTTGCTGACCGCCGTTTCCTTCAATTTCGTGTAAAACGTACTGACTTTTTCTGTTTTTGCGTTGTTATATTCCGCATGTTGCTTTGGCATAGATCACCCTTGTCGTAATTAAGATTTGCCCCCATGTCGGCGCAGGTGAAATACCCACGCGGTATGTGCAATTCCATTATTACGCGGTGATGCAATGCTACTTTTAGCGGTTTTCCATCTTCGCAGACTTAGGCCAGTGCCGCAATATCCTCCGTGATGGCAGCAATGGCGGCATCCAGTGCAGCCGACTTTTCTTGTAGTGCAACTTCCATTCTTGGCGCCGCCGTCCGTATGCTGTCCGGCAACTGAATGCGCACCTTCGCCATGGCGGCCTGGAACTTGGAGCGACCGACATCCATCATGCCGACCATCTCGCCAATGGCCGCTACCTGGTCATCCTGATGCTTGAGCGGCACAATCCTGCCGTTCAACTTGACCTGAAATATATCCCCCGATTGTTTAATCGAAAACGTCACGACTTGGCTATCGGCGAACGTCAGCACCATTTCCCGATAAGACACACAGGATGAACGCTTGATATTGGGAGATATATCGCCCTGGACGATATGGGAGCCCGCACGCGCGAAGTAACGCACTACCGCCCGGGTTGCCGCGTCTTTCTTACTGCCCATGTCGTCAAAGCTGAAAATGAGATTCTTTGCCATATCGTTCCTTACTATTGTGAATTATGCTTTTGCCCGGCCAGTAGGTGGGCCGTCGTGTTCTTCGTGATAGTGCGATTCCACCCCGATGCCGTTGCTGACAATATCGCCGCCAGTATTCTCGATTCCGCCTTGTATCTTGGCCGATGCCCCGCCGCTGCCGCCGGATCCGGCCAAGCCGCCTTGATACGTGAGCAGGCCAACCGACGTAAGCTTTTCGGAAAACGTCGCCTGCGGCGTTTTCACATCAACCATTTCACTGGCATTGATCTCGTAGCGCGTGCAGTTGACGCGGAATATCCCGTCCGCGGTCAGCTCGATGTTCGCGTGGTGCCAGCGCCGCCAGTCAATCGCATTGCCGCTCCTGGGGTTACGAAAACCGGTAATGATCGGGTAGCGTGGATCGCCACCCTCGAATGCTAGCCACACAAGATCGCCTGACACTATTTCAATCTCAGTAGGATGACTGGCCGCCCTGCTTTTGTCGCCAATCGGATATTCAATCTCAGCCAATGGCAATGCATCGGCACCATCTGTCAGGCCAGGAATCTCGACACGGCACTCGCGCGAGGCCGCCAGGTAGGACCGGACGATGCCGGGAATACGGGAAGGCAGCATAGTTATTCTTCCAGCGTGCCGAGCCAAAACTTGGAATACAAACGGCTATCGCCGCCGTCCGATCCACTTTCAAAGGCGTGTGCGGCCGTGATGATGGCGTAATTGACGCGCTCTATCTGAATGACCTTGCCGGCATTGACGGTAGGTAAATAGTCCGATTTCAAGATTTTTTTCTGAATCAGCGCGCGCGTCATGTTCCACAGCATGCGGGTATCGGTTCTTGGCTGATAGCGAAATGCACGCACTTTGAAGCGATTGCCATAGACAAATGCCCCGGACGCGTCGGTCGAAAAGAAGGACGGCACCTCGTGGCGCTCCATGAAGCCGCTATCGATATTCTCGGTCGTATCTTGCTCTAGGCGTAAAATCGGCTCTTGCTTAAAAATGTCCTGCAGGCGAATGAACGTGACTTCACGGCCATCGGTATAAATCGCACCGCCCTCTTCTTGCAACACTTTGGCGACTTCATAACTCGGCACGCCGCCGGCATAACAGGCAAAGCGGGCAATAGGATAATCCGCATTGATCTTGACGCGCGCGCCGCATGCGCCGTAGATACTGCCCAGCGTCGCCCCCTCTTTAATCACGGCTGTCTTGCGGCGAAAGGCTATCTGGTGACAGGGATCAAACAGCGCCACAACGTGTAAAGCGGCCATTTGATCGCTGCCCTGGATGTTCGCCGACACCTTGCTGCGCTTGACCTGGACGATACGAAATACGTACCCTTCACTAGCGACGCTGATGCTTTCACTTTGCTTGAGCCCCGCCACCGTTGCATCCGTCGCCCTGACGACCGCTTCCAGCGTCATCGGCACCGGCGCTAGATCGGAATGCAGGCAGGCGCTCAGCAACAGATCGCCACGCAGCACCGTGCCGGAGGACAAAATCAGTTGCATGCGCTATACCGTCACGATAGGCATGCAGAACATCAAACGCTGGACGTCCGCCTCCTTTTGAACGATATCCTGGGCAATCTCGGACGCCGAGCGGCCATAGACATCGACGCCAAGGGAGCGGGACGCTTCTAGATAGACGGCGTTTTCTCGCTCGACGTAGAGAACGAACAACGGACGCACAATCGCCCATTCGCTCTGCGTCAGCGGCGTGTCGATCTCGACAAAGTCGCTCGTCGGATACAGGTTGTCCGGAACAGGAAAACGTGGGTACGATGATAAAGACTCCCAGGGATCACGTGCTTCCCACGACATCTCTGCAACAGCCACCGCTGGCAGCAACGCGTCAAATGCGCCATAGCCACCGCAATATCTGGCGGCGGCCAACGCCTGGGCAAGCACCGTCTCTTCATCCAGCACGATGCCCACTGGACGCTCATTTTCGCAAAAGAGCATTGCCAGCGCCTTCAGCGTTTTAGAAAACTCCGCCATGGCGATTAGATATTGCCTGGGATTTCTTCGTTGAAATAGTGGAAAAACAGCGTTCCCGAGATATTGAGCACCTGCGAACGGTTTTCCCAATCACGATCCGGGTTATCCAGTTGGATAAAGCAGTCATAAATCGGCTTGGCGACGGAGAATTGGGACGGCGTGCCTTCGTACACCTTGGCGTTAAATTTTCCGCCAGTACGAATCAGGTTCAGCATCATTTTGGAGACGTGGCCGGCCTTGGTCTCCATCAAGGTGATTTGCCCTTGTTGGTTGATCTTGACCTGCTGCGCCTCCCACTTCGCCGCGCCGAGTGGCATGGGAATTTCAATTTCACCGGCACTGGACAACTCGGGCCACGGGAATTGCTTGGTCAACAGCCACATCTGCTCAAAACCTTCGATTTCGAAGGCGGCGTCGCTGGAGATCGCTTTGTCGCCCATCGCCCGGGTGGTGTTGTACAGGCTCTGCAGATAAGCGGGATTGGATACGGTCATGGTGCCCTCATGCGGGTAAGTTAGCTAATGCGTCTAACTTTACCGGCTCATAACGGCCTTGAATGTGAGCGTTTTCCATACTCGGCATGCTTACAGGCGTACCGGCGTACTGGTATTTTATTATTCTATTAATAACACTTGCAACCATACGTCAATGCCGTATAATAAGGCCCATGTACACAGTCATTGAAACCGAAATTTTTCAACGGTATGCCTCAGAAATATGGTCAGATGTCGAACGCGAAGAGCTTATTAATTGGATTGCCGCCAATCCACTATCTGGCGATGTGATACCAAGTACCGGCGGTTTACGTAAGGTGCGCTATGCACGTCGGGGAATGGGCAAACGTGGAGGCGCGCGAGTCATTTATTACAATCTGCTGGATAGCGGCCAAATCTGGTTGCTGATTGCCTACACAAAAGCTAAGTTCGACAACTTGCCGACCAATTTCTTAAATCAACTTCGAGAGGAAATGCATCATGGATAAAGAACTCGATCAATTCCAAGCCGATCTGCTCAAATCGGTACGCGACATGAAGACTGGTAAAGCAGCTCGCTCAACAGTCGTTGCGGTCTCGCCAATTGCCAAGGCACGCACCCAGTCTGGGCTGTCACAATCGCAGTTCGCTGCACTCATGGGCGTGTCGGTGCGCACGCTACAAGAATGGGAACAAGGTCGACGTGATCCGTCTGGTGCTGCCCGGACATTATTGAATATCGCCATGCGCCACCCGGAAGTCCTGATCGAGGAATCTCGGCATACGGCTTAAATTCCAATTTAAGCCCCCGCTGACATTCCTCCGGTCACCACATGGGCAATTTTGCGATCACGTAAATCTTGTCCCACGTCGGACTTTGGCGCCACCACCGTCACCGACGTACTCGACGATTTGGTATTGAGCTGCGTTGCCGGCGATATTGACGCAATCTCGGGAATATCCGGCATCTTCGCGACAGTAGGTGCGGTCGGTATATTCGGGACCGCAGAGATATTCGGCACCGCCGGCGCTTGCGACATCATCGCCGGCGAAGGAATAACGCTCTTCACTTGCATCGCTCTCGCATCCTGCGCAAAGAACTCGCCCATGTGCATTTTATTGCCCATATTTTGATAGGCCGAACTCGCAGAGATCGTCCCGTCACCATATAGACTTTTGTTGTTTTTGATGACGGCCTCAATCCGCAAGCGCTCGCTGTCGCTAACCTTCCTGCCTGCTATCAGCGCATCGCGCACCGATGTTTCTGGATTATTTTTCACCGCTTTTAGGATACGACCAGCATCGCCGTCACCGAGATTGTGATACGCGTAGACGTTCGCTGCGTCGTCTGTACCGCCTAGCTTTCTACCCTTTTCGATATTCTCTCGGGTGAACTCAGCCAGCATGCCGGCTTGAATTTTAGGATCGCTCCGGTATTTCTCTGCATCTTGCTTCGACAATTTCCCGGCGCCATCGACGCCATACTTGCCACCATACTTGTTGATCATGTCGGTCCAAGTCCCGTCGATAAACTGGCCGTAGCCGTGGGCACTCGACAGCCTCTTACCGTTTTTCTGGATCGGGGTGGCGTCCTTATTGAAACCACTCTCGAAATGCGCGATCTGCGCCACTACACCAGGGTCAACGCCAGCAGAACTCGCGCCGCCGACCAAATAGTCCTTTGCAGCCTGCCAGCGCTCATTGACCACACGGCCAATCGATGCGGCCATCTTGGCAACACGTTCCTGCCCATAATTGGCAGCGGCGTCAGCGGCGGCCGTCACTGGCTTGATCACATGCTGATCGACAGTCTCCACAGCAGCAACAGACGTATTCTTCATTGCCGTAGCCGCACTGGTGACCTTCGCCTTGACATCAATACCGGTTTTTTCTTTGACGACATCGTTAGCAGCGTTTCCCGCCTGAACGGCGAGATCCTTCACCACATTGGCTGCATTCCTGGCAATCTCAAATTTATCCTTAAAAAAGCCCGTAATCGCATCCCACCCATCACTGAATTTCTGAACGCCAGCGTCCCAGGTTGCCGTGATCTTGTCGCCAATCTCTTTCCAGTCAAAGGTAGACAACCATTCACCGGTGATGTCACCCAGCTTGTCGCCGATAAAACCGCCGACCATCGCACCAATCGGGCCGCCAAAAGCCAACCCGATGCCGCCGCCAATTAACGCGCCGATGCCGCTGCCGGCACCAGCAAAGCGGCCTTTCCGATTTTCTGCCGGCGTTTTTTCGGGATCATCGTTACCGAACATGCTGGCTAGTGCGGAACCGCCCGCCAGCAACGCACCCAGCAATGACAGGCGTCGGAACAATCCTTTACCGAGCCCGAATAGCCCCTTGCCCCCCTTGCCCAGCAAATTCCCCAAGATTCCGAATCCTGGAATTTTTGGCATAAAACGACCCAACAATCCCCCTGAGCTAGTGCCAACAGCGGACTTCTTCTCAATTGCGGCGAGTTTGCGCAGTTGTGCCTTGCTGAATTCGGTCTCGTCCCGGCGCAACCCACGTAACTCTGTCCAGAGTCGCTTGAACCAAATAACCTTCTTCTTTTCTTCCCCATCGCGGCCAAGCATCTTGCCAAAACCACGTCCAATCGGCGTCACAATCGTACTGAGCTCCTTGGCGGCGGCGATAGTCGGATCGACATCTGGCGCGCGGTCTATGACATTCGATGCCATGGCTCCCACGGCGCCAATTCTGCCGGAAACAGCCGAACGGGTGTCACTGCTTTCTCCCTTTCCATTGCGGTCCCTCGACGGATCTTGCGCGGCGCGCGGCGCATTTTGTGTAGCCACTCGATCCGCCCGCACGAATCGGCCATTGGCATCGCGGCGCACAGTTGCTGGAAAGGCCGCCCGTAGCACATCCTTGCTGACAACCGCCGTCTTCAGCAACGACGTAGGCTGCACAACCGTCCTGGAGGTAATCTGTACCACCTTCGCAGCCGCGGCGCTTTGACGGCGCGGTAATGCAAGAGCTAGGGCCGTGCTGCTCTGGGTAACCCGTTTAGCGGCAGCAGCACTTGAGGTGAGCGCCTGACGGATACCACGCACGTCATCCTGAATGGCCGCCCATAATTTCAGCGCTTCGCCCCAATCAGCAGGATCACCTACCAGGAAGCCAAAGCTGTCGGATTGAATGGTCATGTCAAGCTACCGGAAAAAAGGAATCGAACTGCGAGAACGTCATTTGAATTTCTTGCACCGCGTCGTCTCGCCGCGACAGATCTAATTCCATGCTGGCCGGACGCATATATAAAATGCTTTCATAGCCGCCACGATTGCTCGCATCGGTAATAAAGGAATGCAATATACGGATCTTGACCAGGTATTCGATGGGTACGCCGACGCAGCCGTCCCGCTTGGTCGCCGCTGCCGCTTTCGATTCAAACCATTTTTTGAGCGTGCCGACAGAATCGTCCATGGTCGTCAATCGCAAATCGACAGATTCCAAGCTATGCACCGAGTCGATCGAGCTCGATCCCACCCGTACTTTGTCGCCAGTAATCGTCCAGGGTGAATAATTCACCTCAGTCGCAAACAGATTGAACATGCTGGCGCCATCGCCGGCCATCAGCTTCGATACCAACGAATCCATGCTAGACGGCATTAGATCTGTGACCTCGACCAGAAACAGGTTTTTCTTGGCATACCGGGTTGCCGAGCATTCATAAAAAATCGCCTTGGCTTCCGCCGGCGTGATGCCGCCCAAGAGCGGTGTCGGCGTGGCCCAATAGGCCGCCAATGCAGCCAGGCCGTCCACGCGCGGGAAATAATTGGCGAGTAGCCCCGAATCCAGGACAGAGAGCGCAGCGCCGCCGAGATCGCCACTCAGTAGCTTATTGCCGACACCTAAGCCCGTATTGACCAGCGCGCCCAAGCGTGGCGGCAAATATTTCTTGGCTTGGCCAATGGCCGCAATGGCGCCCGCACTCTTCGGCAAGGCGATACTATTGGCCACGTTATCAAACAGCCCCAATGTCATCCTCCTCGGCAACCTTAGCGGCCATGGCCTTGGCATAGGCAGCGGCTTCATCCTCATCGAGCAGCATTTGCTTTGCAAGGAACATGGCCGTCGTCTTTTCATCCAAGCCCATCTCTTTGATCTGAGACATGACCTGCGCCAACATGGCGGCGGAGTTCGCTGACTCCAGGCGTGTTCGCTGCTTTTCGGCTTCCATGGCCGAAATCGAACCGTAGAAATTGATGTTCCAAGGGCGCTCTTTTTCAGAAAACACGATGCCGTAGCGGTGCATCGTATGCAGATCAATGACGGAGTTAAAAAAATCGGACAGAGCGCCGCGAATGATGCGCGACTTTTCAGCGACCTGGGCACTAACACGGAAGAAGCCGCCATCGCCCAGCCCACCGGATAGCTGGTCGGCGAAGCCCAGCATCGACAAGTCCACCCCCAACGCACCACCCAGCAAGCGCGCATGCATCATCACGTCCTCGATCGACAGTTCGCCATTGCGGCCCGAGTCGCCAACTAATTGCGACAGGTTCGTGAGCTGCTTGTCGCCGTGGTACGGCAGCACTGTGGTGAATTTCTCCAGTATGGGCTGACCATGTTCAATCGCCCACCGCGCACGCTGCTTCGCCTGCTTCAGCATGGTCATGACGCCATCGCCAAATTTCTTCTTCTGATCCGCCGTCATACCGTCGCCATTGAATCCCAGCACGCGCTCATCAATCGAGTCGGCAAAGCGCTGGCCAATCAGGCCAAGCAGTGACGCGTACAAGTGGTCGTAAGCCTCTTCCGCTTGGTGCAAGAAGGATCCGCCCACCATCGACGGCAGGATCGGCAGCTCATCCAGGTCGTTCTCCGACAAAGCCATCTTGATAACTTTATCCTGCACAGCAAACTGCGGTACCCACACTAGCCGCGGCATCTTGAGACGCAGCAGTTGCGTTGTGTCCAGCCGCTCGATCGCCTTGGCACCGGAATACACCATGTATCCCACAGTGCGATTGCCTTTCTCATAGGCTTGCACCATGGGTGGCCGGACAATCTCGCCGAAATACAATTCACGGATGCCACTGCTATCCACATAGGGCCGGGCGTAGCTGTCCCCAAAGGTTGCCCCGTTATAGGCCATACAATGCGCCATTTGATTGAGCTTCGGCGTCAAGGCGGCGTCGATCTCATCGACCATCTTGGCGAGTTTGATGTTTTTGATGGTTTCGGCTTTTTTCTCGATGAACACCGTATTGCCGGTCGTCTCATGGCCGCCGAGCGCCGAAGTGACGATTAGCGACAGCGCGCCGGACACAATCGGGTCGCCTTCCATAAACGACCATTTCTGATAGATCTGCGCGCGCATGCGGGCGGCGCGGCGACCAGTACCCAGGAGAGATTGCGATGCGGCGCCAAAATCAAAAGCATAGGGGTCATCCTTGCCTAGGTCGTCCACCTTCTCGACGTTCCCAGAAAACCATTTTTTTGCTGACGTGCCCATTTTGCCGAAGAGGCCGAATGCATTCTTCTCTGTGTCTTTTGCCATGTCCGCTCTGAATCGTCTGTATTCAGCATTGTCGGGTAAAAGAACAACACGACTTTCCGGCGGTTTCCATCTTGGGGAACGCATCAAGAACCTATTTAAGCATCAATTGATGCTATAATTGGTTCACTTATTTACAAGGAGCACCCTATGCGTACCACAGTCAATTTAGATGATGCCCTTCTTGCCCGCGCCCAGACATTGTGTGGCCTGGAAGAACGCAATGCCTTGCTGAAGGAAGCGCTGAATGCATTGATTCAGCGTGAAAGCGCGCGTCGCCTGGCACGCTTAGGCGGCAGCGAACCACAATTGCAGGAAATTTCACGTCGTAAAAGCGAGGCGCAATGATATTGGTCGATACATCCATCTGGATTGACCACTTGCGCGCCGGCAGCCCAGCCCTCGCTGGACTATTAGAAATGGGAAGGGGTTATTGTCACCCCTTCGTCATCGGCGAGCTCGCATGTGGCAGCTTGGGCAATCGGAGCGAAATCTTGAATTTATTGCAATCGCTACCGCAATTACCCACCGCCACTAACGAGGAAACGCTGTTCTTCATCGAACAACACAAGCTCATGGGACGTGGCATTGGGTATATTGATACCCATTTGCTGGCCAGCACGGCAATCCATGCCGCACGCTTATGGACCCGGGACAAGCGTCTCAAGGTCATCGCCGAAGAAATGGGGCTGGCGTTTGAACCTGTGACGCATTAATTACGAGGGCGTCATCTCGACGCTCTCATCCATCAACACGTAAAACTCACCATTGCCGAAAAGATCGAATTGCCGCACACCCTGGAATTGGGTAGCGTCATACATCTCAGCAAACTCAAAAGCTGCCACGATCGTGATGTCGGCGTCGGGCTCTCCTTTTTCATTCAGGCCACAGTAAGTGCTGGCAATCAGCGGCTCAAGTTCGCCCGAGTAGGCATAGCCGCGGGCGATCAGCGCTGCCTTCAACGCCCACCAATACGGGCCGAAGCGCAGATAATTTTGCGGCGTAGCGCCCACGATCTTGTTGGCAAGCCTCGCAATGAACTCGCTATGCGATTGGCCGGGGTTATTTTTTTCAAATTCGGTCCGGTGGTCTGCCAGCTTGTCAGCCAGGTAGACCTGATCAGGTAAATAATTGACGAATTGCATGTGACCTTCCTGTTAAGCGATAGAGATGTTGTAGGAGCGAACCTGATCCGCATAGTCCCGCAGGATCGTTTCATAGACCTCGCGCGGCACCACCCACGAATTGACCGGCGCACTCTGCAACAGCCTGGAAGGCCACTTGCCTCGGAACATGGCCTTGAATCCCATCGTCAGCGCTACCGATTTGATCGTATCCTTGAAAGCCATCGTATTCCCGATGATAGCAACATACTTGTCCAGAGGAACCTGTACATCATACGAGGTAACAGCAGGCATTTCGGCCGCCGGCGTCAGTGCTGACTGCGTGAGCGCCAAGGATTTACGCCGATAAGCGGCATTCACCAATACCGAAAACATCTTGCTGTAATGCTCGTTGATCGCCGTATCGTCCCAATCCAGGGCCGCATAATAGGACATATAGGCCTGCTTGCACAACCGCACCAATTCCTCCGACGTGGTGGCGGCCTCTATGGCGGATACCATCGTGGTGTAGTCAATCGTGCCGATCACGCCATTGACCGCTCTCACCAGCGCCTCAACCAAATCCGCGTCGTCTTCGTCGTGAAAAACTCTCAGCGCTGCCACACTCACCTTGATCCCTTGTGCAATGCCGTACCGCAGCAGCATTTTTGCGGTTTTCTCTAACGACGGCTTGCTGTAACGCTCAACGATGGCATCGTCCGGCACCAGCACGCGGACAGCGCCATTCTGATCTGTGACGTATTCAACTTTTCCCTCCTGCTCGGCGACGATACGCTTGATCAGCGGCAAAGACTGATCTGCCCCTTGTTTCAGCACGAGTGGAAACATCGGCTCCGGCAAAGTGACTTCGTCGGAAAGCGCACTAATCTTCGGCCCCACCATCAAGGCGGCCTTCACATCTGCATTTAACGCCGAGTACAAAAGCCCGATTGCAGCGGCATTCATGCCGCCTTGACCGCGCGCAATCAGCCCGTCGTCAACAGCCGCGGCCCGCAGCACCGTCGCACGGTAGACGGCATTATCGGGATGCTCCTGAGTGATGATATTCCCGCTAAATACAATGCTTTCATCCGCGCGCTGGAGCTTCGCAGCTTCGGTATCGATCGTACGCACGCTACTCGTCTTGCCATCTTCCACAATCCACAGGCGGTCCTTACGATCAATCACGAAGTCCCCTGTACCGACAATCTGATTGCGGATAATCTTGGCCTCACCGGTTTTAGCTTGTTCAATCCGGCCCAGCGACACGCCAGCGTCGGCACAGAGGCTCAGTGCCTTCGCTTCGGATTCGTCAGCAAGCACGCGCGCCGTCGTCGTCTCGGCATCCCAGTTTTGCGCAATCGGCGACTCGTCAACGACGACGAACTGAAACGAAGTATAACGATTGCCGCCGGCGGAACTGGCAACGCTGCTCATAATGCCGTTGCGATTGATCCCTTTGACGACCTGCGATCCGCGTGCGGTCTCGACCCAGCTCGTTTGACCAAATGCCTCTTCCAGCGTCTTAAGGCGGCTATCTGGGGCAATCGCGATACTTGCCTTGATCGGATTGGCAATACGGTCATACACTGCCTGGGCTTTCGACAGCAACTCGGCGGCGCGCGCGGTCTGCGCCGGATCCTTGGCATCGGCGTAGCGTGCGTATCTTCCCTTCACCGCTGTCAGCTTCAGATAGGCTTCGGCAGCATCGGCCACCTGCTCGCCCAAATAGATGCCGACAGTCGGGTATCGTGCCACCACTTCCCGTTGCGCCATCATGGTCGACAGGTTGGCCGTCAGCGCATCCTTGGCACTACGCTGCCGCTCCACCGCCTCACGGCTAGCGATTTTTTCGCGTACGGCGCGCATACCCTCGGCGCTGCCGGCTGCCTCCGCCAGCATTTCCACGTCCTGATTGGAAATGCCGCCGGCAATTTTGACGGAGTTACCTTTGCCGGACATCAGTTCGCCGATCCAGTCCGCCTTCTTGCTGACGATGCCGCGCTTGTATTCATCGAAGGTGCCGTCGGCGTCGTAGTGATAAATCGTCACGCTTTGCAGCTTGTTCCCCTGCCGCACGCCGCGCCCGTTGCGCTGATGTAGGCTGTCCGGTGTCCAGCCAACGGTCAGATGGTGGATGGCCTGCGTACCCTTTTGTAGGTTGATGCCGACTTCGGCCTTTTTGTTGGCGATCACGACCGTAAAGCGGTTTTGTTCGCCGTCCGCATTAAAGCCGTCTTGCACATCTTGCATCTGGCCAGCGTCCTTAATCGCCTCAGCATTGACGATGGCAATCGCACCAGAAGGAATGCCGCAGCGCTTGCCCAGCATGATCCGAATCTTGTTATGTAGCGCCAGCATGTCGCAAAACACTAACTGCTTCGCCTTGCCGCTCGTCTTGGGTGCAGCCTGTTCCTGTTGAAAATTGACCAAGAACGCGGCCAGCTTGGGCGGTATCGTGACATCCAAGTCCAATTTGAGGGCGGTCGCGATCTTGAGGAACATATTCTGGGTCGACTGCGACTCGGTATCGATCACAATCTTGTCGCTATCGATCATAGCCACGACTCTGACCGTCAGTACCTCGACATCGGCGCCATCGCCGTCACCGCCACCCTTCTTGATCGTACGCCTGACGACACTTTCGTCACTCTGCATCAGGGTAGGCCGGTTTCGCTCTTCCGTCACCTTCTTGGCGTTGAACTGATCGACGGCCTGCTGGGCGAGCTCCGCTTGCGAAGCTGGAAACAGATAGACCGAGGTTTGGCGCGCGGTTTCTGGATCCGCGATCAGCTTGCTGACCTTGTTAATAAAATTGAATGGGTGCGCCACCAGCTCGGGCGTTTCACGGCTTTGCTTTAGGTAAGCAAACAATTCGTCCTGTTCATGCGGCGAAACAGGCTTTTCGCGGACGAGGCGCGACGCCGTGCTATACAGCCGCTGCATGCGCTTCAACTCCTCCGTCATCGCTTCCGGCAGCTCGACTGCCGTTGGCAGTTCCTGCGCTTCCGGAATCGACAAGTCGACCTCTTTCGCCGTCTTGATGTTAGCGATCTGCCCCAGCACATCGCGAAGCAGCGCCGTATTTTGCAAACCACGGAAGACGCGCGACAGACGCTCGGTCCCGGCCAAGGATGTCGTTTCCTCTTCCGTGATGTCGCAGAACGCTTCCATGAACGCATCCGCCCCTCGCACGCCACCCATGCGCCGGTTGACTTCCTGCTCACCCACCGCCAGGGTCAACATCGCATAGATTTCCAGCGGGCTATTCGTGATCGGCGTGGCCGTCAGCACCAGCACGCCGTCGCCCAATTTGCTTTTACCGCGTACGTACCAAGTTTTAATCTGCGCATCGAGACCGCGATCAGAGGTCACTGGCGCCGACAGGAACTTGGCGCCCTTGAAATCCACCGTGGTCTTGCTGTTCTTCATGGTGTGGCCCTCATCGAAGACCAGGGAATCCACGCCCATGTCTTCGAAGAACGGTACGGCTGCCGAACCCTTGCCGCCTGACTTGGTGACGCCGGCCAGCTTGCCCTCCTTGATGATCGAAGCAGCCTTACTCTTGGTTTCATCGCCGTCATAGGAGGCGTCGTGTTGCTTCAGATGGCTTTCGTACTCTTCCAACGTTGCCGTGCGCATCGGAATCATGGCGAACGCTTCCAAGGTCATAAAAATCTTGCGATGGCGGTTTTCCAGCACGATATTGAGATCACGCGCATAGTTACCAGAATTCAATTGCGCGGATCCATCGGCGGTCGTCTCCAAGCCGACAAACAGGCAATCCTCGGTCGAGGCGTAGCAGCTCTTGGTTTCTTTCTGCCAGTTGGTCAAGGTCGAATTGGGAACCACAAAGAAGGTTTTCTTCTTCACACCGATACTCTGGATGTGCTGCACGGTCGTCAATGAAGTAAACGTTTTGCCCAGGCCGACGTCGAAACCCAAGATCCCGCCCATCCGCTTGGCGTAGCGGCGGATCGTGGCATTCTGGTAGCCATGCGGCTGAAATGCGGGATTTAAACCAGAAATTTCCAACGGCGTCGTATCGTCCACCTCGCGGAAGAACAGATTGTCTGGACGTTCGAACTGCGATCTCAGGCTGGCCTGGATGCTGGTATTGGCTTTCGTCCAGGCGTCGAATTTCTGATTGGTCTGGGTAATGAGCCGTTTTAGGCGCTCGATGCGCACCGGTTCCAGGGTCGAATCGATGGTCTTGTCTTCCTGCTTGGTACGGGTGCTGAGGCCCCCGCTCTTGATGTACTCGGCGTAGCGTTTCAGATTGCGGAAATCCTCATCCGCCATTTTGCCCTTCGCCCCCTCGAAGCCGATCACCGGCCCGTCCGCGCTGGACACCACCGCGAAGCCCGGATGCAGGTATTTGCGCAAGAACTCGGCCTTGCGCTCGATCTCGACAAATGGCGTCGCTAGGTTCATCGTCAGCGCCGACACGTCCGGTTTCACTAAGCGCTCGTCGGCGGCCTGCCGCTGGCGCACCAACTTGTCGCGAATGGCGGGATCCGTCACCGCCTCGATTTCCGCCGTATTGCGTTTCAAGAAATCAGCATAGTTGCCGGCGTAATAATCTTCGGCGGACATGGCGCTTCGGCCATCCGGTGAAATACACCAGGCGTCGCCGCCCATCGGGTCGAAGTCGCTGCCCAGCGCGTCTTTCAGGTGCGCCAACGCGATAAAGCCGGCATCGTCCGCATGCTCATACTTGGCCCGCTCGTATTTCTGGGTTGGCGCCAACTCAGCGACCGCCACTTCAGCCAAGGACGTGCCCATCCAGCGATTGCTGAAGGCACGGGTCTTAACGTTGTACCAAATACCCAAGAGCGTTGCCGCATCGCGCAATGCTTTCGGCACGCCGGACGGTACGGCCTTGACGCCCTTGACCTGGCCTTTGAACGCCGCGCCCAGTTGCGGGTAGACCTCGGCGTAGTTGAACGGCTCTTCTGGCGCATGCTGATTGACGACATCCCGTAGCGCCAGCGCGGTTTTAAGAACATCGAACACAGCCGCTTGCTCGCTCAGATTGACCGCATTGTCGATACCGACGACACAATCCTTGACCCAAGCTGGCATACCCTGATAATCCGCCTTCTCGATCAGGTAGGCATACAGACGGCTAGCATCGCTCCATGACGCGGCCTGGTTGACTGCGCGGAGCGGCGAATACAAGCGATCGGCAATATCGACCATCTCGGCGTCCGCCGGCGATTGTTTTACGGGAGAAAATGCCCCATTCTGATAGACCATCGTGCGCCCTGCGACAGCAATGGCGTCACCATCGCTGTAGCTGATCGGCAGTGTCGGCGTCGCGTTCAGGCTGTCCCAATCGATGCGCGAATCGCCAAAGCGCCGCAGCAGCTTCGAGATGTTGCCGATGCTATCGTCACTGATAACCTTCTCGACCTCGCCGAATCGTCCCTTGTCCATGGTGGTTTCACCCAACATAAAGCGTCGGCCAGTGCCCTTAAAATAGCCGCCGGCCAGAAATTCGTCCCACAGCACACCAGCCTCGTGCAATTTATCAGGATCCTGCTGCTGCAATTCCTCGACCCTCTCGGCGGCTTCGCTGCTGTACTTGCGGAACACAATCACATCCGTAGTCACATCAGCGCCTGTCGCATCGAACATCTTGTTGGGCAAGCGATATGCCCCCATGAATTCGGCCTTCAGCGACGCCTTGTAACGCAGCCTCTGTTCGCCGACACTGCTGACAAAAGCTTTGCTGGTGATAAAGCAGGCCAAGCCGCGCGGGCGCAGCTTCTCCAGAGAGCGCAGGATAAAGTACGCTTCCAGTGATTCGCTTTGGTAGCGAGGATCCTTGAGCTTTTCTTTACCGCGCGCGGCGTTGTCGCCAAACGGCACATTGGTGACGACCGCATCATAGATCTCGTCCGGCGTATTGGCCGCCACGGCTTCGAAAGCGCTGACCGTGACGTGATTGCGCGCGCTGCCATTGACCAGCTGATTGACGCGACCGGAGGTGGTGTCCAGCTCCACCGCATCGATCACCGCATGTTGCGGCGAGGTTGCCCCGAAAATGCCGGTGCCGGCAGCGGGATCGAGCACCTTGCCGCCCGTAAAACCCATGTCGGCCATCAAGGACCAGACGCCCTCGGCCAGCGGCTTCGGGGTGTAATACTCGTATTGGCTCCCGGTCTTGCCGTCAGCGCCCGTCATGCCACCGCCATTACCGGAATACCCGGCCAGGATGGTTTTTTGTTCCGCGCTCAATGACTCGGCATCGATCTGGCCGGCGTCAATCTGCTTGAGCAACGCCATCGCTGCCTTGTTCTTCTTTTGGCGCGCGGACGGCTTGATCTGTTCATCGAACTCAAAATAGGAGGATGTATCGGTATTCGCCGCGGCGTCGGACAACTGTGTCCGGCCCAGTAACGCCATAATCTCGCTCACGCGCGCGGCCAACTTCAGCATAGCGAGCTGATCCGCTACCTGGTCGCTACTCTTGAGCTTGCTGTACTGCACCACCAGGCTGCCCAGCTCGGCGGTTAGGCGTAACGTGGCCAGTGAGCCGGCGTCATCCAGCAGCGCCCCTTCAACCACGCTCGGATCGGTCAAGCCCTGAAGGTATTCCGGTACATCGACCGCGCGCACCTCGATGGTCGACAGCTCGCCGCCCGATGCATCTTGGATCGTGACGAATCCGCTGCCGTCGCGAAACGCATAAGTCGCATATTCGCAGGGTGCGTCCACCGCCGGCGCATTGCGGTATTGAATCTGCCGGCCGGAGATAAACTGGGTGACGAATTCCGCATTCACCGAGACGACACTGCGTTGCCCCTCCCAGGCCTGCTGAAACGCCGTGTCGAGAACCACTGGCGCTTGGGTAATTTCGCTTGTTTCTACTGCATATATATCTAATACTTGGTCCATAGTGTTCAATTACTCAACGTTTGGGAGGCTGCTGCCATCATGGCGGTGGTATAGGTGGAAACGGCACGCTTCCATTTCGTAAGGATCTCGGCGTCGTCGGGGTTGCGCGTCAGGATGGCCTCGATATTGGCCGACAGCGCCGGATCAAAAATGTCGACCTGGCCGTCGATCACAGATTGCAGGAACGCTTCGTCTGCTGTCATTTCGACCGGCTGCTCAGGAATAGCGGGTGCGGATTGTTCAACCGGCGTCGGCTCACTCACCACGACAGGTTCAGCAACGGCCTCTTGGGTAACTTCCAACGACGCAGGAATGACTTCGGCTTCGGCCACTATTGGCGATTCGGTCTCCGATTGTGGTTCTGGAACTGGCGTTAGTTCTTCTACAGGAACCACAACAGGATCCGCCACTGCTATCGGCTCCACCACAGCCAAATTGGCTTCGACAGCTGGATCAACAGCCACGACGGCAGGCGTCACGGGGACAAGGTCGGCATCCACCGATCGCAACTCCTCTTCGGGAAGAGAATTGCTCCCCTCCGGAGTTTCAATGACCTGTGGCGCCATGATCTCTTCCAATACAATTTCGTCCGTCTCGACGGGAACAGGATCCGCGAAAGGTTCGAGCGGTGTCGTGACTGCGACAATTGTTTCAGTGGCTGATTCCGGAGCTGGCTCAGTGACTGCCTCAGTGACTGCCTCAGTGACTGGCTCAGTGACTGGCTCGGCGACAGGATCAGAGATAGGTGCCACCGGCGCGGTGCCGATGCCATCTGGAACGCTGGGAGTAGACTCCTTCTCGACGCGCCTGACTTCCAGCTCGCGCTGCAACCGCGCTAAAGTGGCTTCCTTTTCCGTGATCGCTGCCTTCAATGCGTCAATTGCCTGCATGCGCGCAGAGCGCTTCGCATTGGCACGTTGGAACGTGGCCGAATTTCGCTCGGCCAGGCGCATAAGGCGATTTGCGACCTCGCGCACGTTCAGATCGACGCCGCGCTCAGGCGCAGCAACAATCGTCACGTCCTTCTTGTTGAGCATCCACTTCCAGGAAATCAGATCGTCCGTTGGCGCGATCTTCTGCGGCGTCACATCCGGATTGTGAAAGAAGACACTGAGCGTCTGCCCATCCGACAACTCATAGACGACTGCCACATTGGCTGTTCCGCGCTGCTTGAACGGCTCCGTGATCTGCATCGCGACCGGCTTGACGCCGCCGCCGGTGCGCTCCATGACGTTCTGCAGGATCTGCATTTTGCGTTCAAGTTTCGCAAATGGCGTCACCAACGCATCGAAGGTATAGACGCCCTCCGCGTCATCCAGAATATCCATCACGCTCAACGGGTCGTACATCAACCCGTCTTCATCGTAGCGCCGAATGTCGTACAGCAGTCCGTCATAGGTCTTGCCGATGGGAGACTCACCGTCCCACAATACTTTATTCATAGTGTCGCACCCTAAAATTGGAAGCGTCGCCGCATTGATCGGCTTGGTGTGATTGCCATGCTTGGCCCACCATGTGAGTTGAGGAATTGAAATCTGGACGATATCGCCCAGCCCCTGCCAGCCTCGGTGATAGCTTTCCAGATAAGCGCAGGATGCGGATAGCGCATCCGGAAAGCCCAGCATGATTTTGTGCTCATCAAAAGCACCGGTCTGCGGATCGACCTGGTTAATCACAAAAGCGACTCCAGATTCCGGGTAATAACCGATGAATACATCCAGTGCGTCGCCATCATTGCCGGTCGTACCAGCGAGATAGCCGTAATGCGCTGACATCCTGTTTTGCCATGGCCGGCCGGCAGCATCGACACCGCAACGGAACGATCCGCGCGGCTGCTCAATGGCGATTGCCATGCCGTGAAGGGTCGTTCTACCTACTTTGTAATTACCCGACAGTTTCTGCGCCTGAGTCGGCTCCGGCAGATTGTTGTGCCCCATTGCTCCACGATGGGCATCGGCTTCGATGCGCGTGAATTCGTCCATATATCCCCTTCATTGAAACGCATGATAGGGGTAACGGGAACACGATTTTAGGAGCGTTTTCCTACTGACTATCCTTTGAATCCGTTGATATAAGTTAGGTCGTCGCGCTTATGTAAAATATACTTTCTGCTGTACGGTGCAATATTGATGTCGCCATCGATTGCCACAACTTCATAGGCGATCTTCACATCGGCATGCAGCAGCATGTACAGCACGTCCTTGGTCTTCGTCGTAAAGTGTGCGGGATCCTCTGCCGGCCTCAATGCCTCTATCAGAGCGACAATTTGCGGCTCGGCGTTATCCAATGCATCGCCGCGGTCAACCACCGTCGATGGCTGGAAATTCTCTACGATCAACAGCTTTGCATCGCCAAGCAACTCCCACTCGACATCCAATTCATCTGACGAATCCAACACGCCAAGGCCGCCCAGCGTCGGCATGCCTCCCATGCTGCCGTCTGCGTGACGCAATATCCGTTGCCGGAAAGCGTGGCATGGAATGCCATTCGGATGGCGCAGCGTAACACCCCGCGCCGCCTTGTTGATTTGTGTTGGTACGGAGTGCAGCATAACTATCCCTTCAGTTTCATCGTGATGACATCAAAGTCGGCCTGAGAAATCTGGCCGGCATCCTTGAGTTTTTGCAATGTCTTTTGTGCTTCGATGACCGCCATGCCTGCCGCCTTATCCGCCTTCTTTGCTGCAACTATCACGGCGCTCTTCAGACTTGCTGCAGATTTGCTCGGCTGCTTGACGTTGATCGCGCGATTTTTACGCGCTTGTGTCGCTGCGATTTCACGCGCCTTGGCGTGCGCAATCACCGCTGACTGTTTGATAGCACCCTTTTGCCCGCGCTCAACCATGCCGGCCACAATGCCACGCACGGCCAAGCTGCTGCTGAATTCCTTCATCACGCGTAGCGCATGCTTGCAAGCCACACCGCTAAGTCTGGGATTGCGCAACTTGGGATATGCAGCTTCCTGCCTGCCTTTGACAAATCCGCCAACGGTAGCAATATAACGATACCAATATGTGAACCGTCCACAGTCACATTCAAACTTTAAGGGGCTGTCCTTGACGAGCCATTTAGCCAGAGCCTTAGGATCTGTTGGCGAAGCAACTGCCGCATCAAAATTCATGATCTCGACCGATACATAGTGGCGGGTCACATCCGAGTCAGCTGATGCGTTAGTCACAAACCGGATATCTCCTCTGTTCGTTCCCGCCGGCACTGCCATCCTGATCTGCTCATTGGCTCGTTCTCGGTCCTCCGGCAACGACAGATTGATAATTTGCTGCGCGGTCAGCCCTGGCTTGAGCTTGCCGCCCAGCGTCTTGGCATTCTTCCTGAAAACCACGAGGTCATCGTTGGTAATCAGGCGAACCTGGCCACCCAGAGAGGTTAGCAACAGGCGCTCAGCGCTGTATTCGCCTTTGACCTCATGCGGACGTAGAAGATTGACGGCCTTGGAACGACGCTCCGCATCGGCCTTCCGGAGTTGATCCGCTGCCTTTGCTGAACCACGAATGCCCAGCACCGCAGCTAATTTCGCGTTATTGATGTTTGCCATTATCCAAAATTTCCAAAACGCGCGGCCGTCTTGAGCGTCAGCAGCTGAGACTCTGTCGGCAACACCAGTAATTGTTCCGGTAGCTCCTGCTCAACGGAATCTAAACCAGCTGCGGCCATCACGACCAAGAACTCATCCGGGCGTCCATAGACGCGCCGGGAGATCAAGGTCATATCAAAGCGCTCGTCGGGCTTCGATTGGTAGCGAATCGCCATTCCCCATACTGGTGTCTTTGAAACGAAATCCCGCACTTGGCGATAAAATATTGCAGTAGATGCAGCGTTTTTATTAGCGCTCATGCTGTAACCGGTGCGGTGCTGACGTCATCAGGTGCAATCGGCCAGACGATCGGATGTGGGTAATGTGCTTGCTCGGGGATCCGATTCAAATTTACCCGATATTTCTTCCAGGCCTTCACCTGAGCGATATCCGCATCACTAGCCTCATCCACGTCAACACGGTCCTGGTATTTGGTGACGGCGCTGTTGGCCCGACGCAGCTCTCGCGCCATGCGCTCCTGTGCTGCCTCCAGCAGCTCAGCGTCGGTCGGAAAATAATCCGGCACTTCCACGCGCATAGCGCAGTCCGCATGAATGGCGCGGCCATGGGCTTCCACATCGTCCGGGCACGCCATGAACAACAAATAATCGTCACGATGCGCAAATTTGACCGAACAGGTAAAACCGGCTGGCAGGCGCACGATGTCCCGGATATCGGTATAGGCGTATGGGTCGTTCTGCTTTATTTCTTCTTCTGTCGCCCTTGCCTTGCGTAACAGATGTGGAAACACCAACGGCGCCGCCTCTGGAATAGGAGCCGGATCGATAATAGCCTGCAGTCCTTGGTTACTAGTGTCGTTGATTTTGGTATTTATCATTACGCTACCCTCTGCCATAAAGCTGTTCGTGTGCCGATGCCGCCATCGCCGCCGGATCCGAAGTCGTAGGCAAAGCCGCGCAATTCCCAAGCGCCGCCGGCTTCGGGATTGGTGTGGTTCTTGTTCACTAGGTAGCCGCCAATGCTTTGGTTTTGCAACCCAGAACCGCTCAGCTGATTGGCATAGACCGCACTCATGGCCGAACCGACGGCCAGCGCGGTGCGGTTGTAGATCGAAAATTCACTATGGCCGGCCTCGATAGCCAAGATGTAATACGGCTGATTGCCGGCTGGGTTCTCCGCAAAGCGCAATGGAAAACCCTGCCAGGTATTGGCATTGCCGGCGCTGGAGGCATAGTTGGCGCTGTTAGCGTAGTTGACATTAAAATTGCTCGGATTGAACACCTTGATGTCACCCGGCAGATTGCCGCCTAGGAGCCAGGCAGGCTGGCCGCCGACACCCGTCCACACCATATTGAAATCCTTGCCGGAAGCTTTACTGGACGGATCGAAATTGCCGGCATGCCACAATTTGTAAGCCTTATTCCCCATCGAATAGCCACCAACGGATAGATCGTTATTGGCATCCAAACCGAAGTGGGTCGCAAACACGCCAGGACGGTGAAACGTCATGTAGGCTTCATCGGCTTTGTCTTTGCCCATGATCTCAATCGTCGGCCTGCCTGGCTTATCGCTACTAATGGTGCCAATCGAACCGGAAACCTGCAACTGGCCTGAGACACTGCCACCGGCCAGAGATAAATAACTTTTAAGGGTGTCATCAAGGCCGTCCTGAAACACAAAGTTTCCGAGATCGCGTTGATCGACTGTCGCCTTCAACTGGTCGCCTACCGCGCCGATTTTGACGGTAACGAACGACTGCCCGATGCCCGTGCCCTGCTGGACCGGGGTATAACCGAGCTTGTCTTGTTTCACCTCTGGATTGAAGGTCGTGGAATCCCAGAGCAACTTCCAATCATGCCCCTCAAACGGCTTATCGGCGTCCAGGTAACCGGATCGCTGCCAGGTACGGTGCGCAATGGTCGCCTCCGTATACACCTGGCGCACGAACTGGCCGCCGTTCTCGGTGGTCAAGGTGCCGTAACCATCGGCACCTGCAGGTAACCTGGTGGCGGCGATGACGCCGCGATCATTGGCGACCGACACATCGCGTACACCAGTGTCCAATAAAGTGTCGCAATCGGTATCGCTGCTGATGACCGCTGGCAGTTTATGAAAATAGCTCGCATCTCCACGTGACTTGGTCAGATACTGTGGATGAGGATCGCCGGCGGTTTCGTGTGCACCGATGAGCTGAATGGCCGTATTGACATTCGGATCCACCAGCACCGTCACCGAATCTGCCGGAAGTGCGGTCAAGCCCAGCGTGTAAGACACGGTGGTCACGCTGTCATCTGCAAAGTAGAGGATGGGTTGATCGGGTTTACTGTAGATCGCAAACAAGGTTTCACCAGCATAAAAGCCAATTTCACCACTCCAAAATGGCGAACCTGTAGGGGCGATTGCTTCGGCATGGACCTGAATCTGTGTCGGTGACACCTTGCCGCCGCCTGCAATTGCCACCCGCATCATTTCATGCTGCAAGCCTATTTCGGCACCATTCGGCTTATATTGATCCGTACCGAAAGCAATATGGGTGACAGCAACCTCAATCCCGGTTTTTTGAACATTGATCGCGGCCATCACGCCAGCCCCAGTGAGGGTCGGGCTAAGTGTTCTTAGTTGCGTCTTGATTTGAGATCTCATCGAATAGAGTGCGGACATGCTGGCCGCCGTAGCTAAATATATAGATGCTATTTTCTGCTACACCGCCCCCCGTGATTTGCGGGATTTTCCATTCAGATCGTCACGAGCCCGCCTTGGTCTGCATCGAGAAACCAATCCTGCATTGCCATCGCGCTGCCGATGCCCAATGCCTTCTTGACATATAGCGCCGTCGCCAGCACCGCCACCTGCCCGCAAGTGATATCCGGCGACACACGATATAGCCGCTTGCCAAAATCGCTCATACCATCCGGCTCCAGCTTCTGGCGCGGATCGCAGCGCGCGGCCTTATCGTCAATCATCAGCGTTTTATCGTTAGAGCGAATAAAAAACTCCTCGATGGCATCCATGAAGTCGACGTCGGTAAACAAGCCGTCGCGTTCGGGCAGACCGACGCCGCCAATCAGAATTGCATCGCTGAAGCGGTCGGCGCGATATGGCGCTTCTTTACTGACCAGCAAAATGTCGGATTCGGCCTCGTAGAAGGAATATACCGTGGCTGGGGCCATACCATAGCCTGATATAGAGGCTTGGATTTTCATTGCTCAGGTACCCTCTGATGCCAGGACACATCTGACACGCCATCAGCAACGCGGCTATGGACGTTCTGTACAAGGTCGTGAGAGATCATTTTCCCCACCGCCGGATAGCCATGCGGATTGTCAGCACTGCCGTCGCCCTTCCCGTCGTTCCGTTCGCCTGCCTTCGGCCCAGAAAACAAGGGAATCGTCTCTTTCAGAGTCAGATCAATTGCCAAGATCGTCAGGTTCTTCTGCCCAGAGTCGATATTCATGGCCGGCACATCAGTCGCTTCCAGCATCACCGGCCATTGATGGTTGATACCGGCAAAGCGGTAAGTCGCATCAAACCGGCGATTGACGACTGCTGCGACAAACAAAGTAAATTGCGCCGCCAAGCTGCGCGCCGTCTCATCCTCGGCGGCGCAAATGACGATCTGCGCGCGGCGCTCACCCTGCATCTGCCGTAATTGAAAAATTCGACTCAGCGGATCGCCTGGCAGCGTCACCCATTCCGGCTCCGGCACCTGGCGAGAAAAATCACCCAGCACCGGCGAGTAGTCTTTGCCGGTCGCCACAATCATGACCGGCAGATGCGCGCTACTACCCGGGCCGCCGTCATTGTCATTCTTGCGCCAGGCTGCCAGCATGTCCTGCACCTGATCAATCATACGATCCGGCGCCCAGACGATGCTTTTACCGATCCCGCGTTCGACAAACGACTTCATAGCCCTGGTGGTCGGCGTGAGCGATGCGTAATAACGCCCCATGTAACGGCCAAAGGCTTCCTTGAGCTCAAGCATGGGGTCCTTAGCGGCGTAGGAGGCGATTGACCAGGTTGTCGACGCTACGCCCCTCTGCCTGATCTGGCACGACGATGCCAGGCAAGATCGCCCGCTTAAATTCAGCGGCATCCGCGCGCATTGCATTCACACTGACCTTACTGACCATCATGGGGAGCGATCCAGCCGAATCCAAGGTAGCCTGTCTGCCGGCCAGCATAGCGAGATACTGTTCGTTTTCTTCCTCCAGCTTGGCGATGACCATCAACGCACGCTCATGGTCTGCCCGGACATCCCCCAAACTGGCTTGGGCACTATCCAGTAATGCCAGCATGCCGTGCAGATTCTGGTTGTAGTCGGCAATCACGGCATCATCCAGAATCGCGCTGCCGTCATCTGCGTCGGCTGCATCTAGCACATAGCCGCGGTTGTCATCGAAGTTGGGCTCGTTGACGTAGTCGAAGCCAAAGAAGCGGCCCTCGACCTCACTCAATGCGGAAGAGAATCCGCCTTTTTTGCTTTCGAACATCTTTTGCGCAGTACGACCAGCATCCGTCGCCAGGAACTCTTCCTCATGTTCGATGGTGCCGTCGGGGAAAGCTTTTAAATGAATGGTGGAGATTGCTGGTTCCAGCTTGACTAACTTGCCCTGGTAAATCCCGCCCTCCGGCGGCATCATGCCGAATTTGACGCGTGGCCAGTGGCCGTAATAGCCGAACATATCGCGCTTTTGAATGCGCTCTTGTGTCCTGGCGTCATTGATAAAGGCGGCGACCTTGCTGATATTAAAATGCCGCGGCTTCCCCGTCAGTTCTCGACCGCGATCATTGAGGTTGTACTGAATCACACCTGTGCGCATCCTACTCTCCCCTGTCTAGTGCGGTGAAGGCAGCATTGCTTCGCCTTCAGCCCGATAAAATTGCTGCGCCATGGCGCCGTTAAAAAGCCCCATTTCATTCTCAAAGCGCTTGAGCAGCGATAGCTGCAACACATACTTGGCGGCGATCACCGCGCGCAACGCGGGCGCTACCATCGGAATGTTCATTCCCAACTCCCCCTCATCATCGATCGACACCCGGATCCGGCTGGTCAGATAATGGGTGGCGCTAGGATCTGCGTTGCCAATGCTGCTAGCGCTGCTCAAGGCCGTCGGATAGGGCTTGCTCTTATCCTGCCAAAGCTGTTCCACGATCCAGCCATTCGGCCAGAGCAGTTGCAGATACATACGCAGGAAATGCAATCCCCGTTTTGGATTGCGCGCACGCCAGGCTTTATAGAGATAGCGCATGGCCGGCTCCTCGGTGCGGATCAGTGCCAACCCTTCCCGCTTTACATGCCGCTCGATCAAGGACAAGGAACCCAGGTGTGGCACGCCATAGACGTTCAACTCGCGCTCGGCATCTCGTAAATGGGTCTCGAACAGGAACAACACAAGTTGTTTCAGTTCCGCTTCTAGTGCGTTGGCATCGTGACTGTGCTGGAGCGGTGCAAGCGACGGGACTCTGCTGTCGACGACCATTACTGTCCCCAGGAGCCCAGGTTGTAATTAGCCAGCGTCACCGAGACATTCAGGCTTTCTGGGGTCATGTAGCGGAAATGCTCAGGGAGCTGCTTGCCTTGCATCGGCGTGATCGTCACGGAAAAGTCGCTGCCCGAGTCCTGCAGCGCTTGAACGCTGTTCTTCAGCAGCGCGTAGATCGCCTTGTATTTCACCACCAGCATGCCGGCGCGAATTGGCACGGCCTTCTCACCGTATTCCTTCAGCAGTACATCCAGAATCTGCTTTTTAACGGCAACGGCGTCGTGAATACGCGCCACCTCGGCGACGATGGTCATACCGATAGCAAGAATGGCCGGAGTGATGAACACGATGCGATAGGAGTCGTCGGCGGCTTTGATCACGCGCAGAACCTCCTGTTCGATCGATTCGCGCGTGGCACCATCGGGCGGAACAAAGGAGACGAACAACCGGTTGATATTGTCCAGACTCGGCCCGCGCACCAACTCTTCAATCGTTTCATTCCAGATCGAGAGAAATTTCAGGCCGGCGATATTGCGGCGAACCAGGAAATCAAACTCCCCCAGGTACACTGCCGTTTGGTCATACGCTGACGGGTATTTGCAGAGCTCTCGCAGCGTCGCGATATCGATAGGTGCCGCCCCTGGAATCAGCAGCGAGTCCATCGTGATTTTGATCAGGCCGTCTTGCGGCGCTATCGCATAATCCAGGGCGAAGGGGCTGCCGGCGTCTGGTCGCACGTCCCCAGTGGTCTCATACACGGTCAGGGTCAGTACCTCACCGACGCTGGGCTGATAACCCACATAACCGGCATAGCCAAACACGACGAACAAGCGCCGGTATTCGTCGCATTCCACATGAAACACCTTGTCGCCATTGGCAACATTCGTGAATTCGACGCTATAGGTATACGGTGTACCGGCCGCATCAGCGACTGAGATACCGCTGATAAAGCGCCCGTCTACTGGCTGCGGCACCTCAATCTTATAAAATGCCTGCGAAACGGTCACTGTATGTTCGATGGCGCGCACCTGCTTCTGCAGCAGCTCAGCATGCCCCACGCCGCCGGCAGGGACCGTTACCGGCGAATCGGCAACGTACATGCGGCCGCTCGAATCCAGCAGGCCGCGACCAGCGCCAATGGCAAACTCAGCATTGGTAGGATTCTCAACTTTCACCTTCACGCGCGCGGGGGTTGCCATCGGCATCAGACCCTTCAGCGAGGCATCGGCCAGCACCGTCGAATCCCGTACCTTATCAAAGGGTTCCATCGCGCCTAGCTCAATCTGTTGCGACATCATTGCCATCATCTGCGCGATGGCAGACTGCGCCTGCAGCAGCCGCGGATCACCCACCTGGTACAACGCCGCCAGCTCGGGGAACTGCGAGACCGAATTGATGATTACCCGATCAAAGTCTTCTTTGGAATAAGCCATGTCAGCTCACGCGCTCCTGCCAGCCGGCGACGTCAACAATCAGTTCACGGCGGTCCGGCAGCGCATCGACGTAGAAGACATTCACGGCGCCAGCCGGCATCACCTCCAGCGCCGGCACGTCCTCACGCATCTTGCCAATGAACGCATCGCCGATACCGGCAGCCATGGGATTTTGCAGCAGCGATTGGGGATCAGCTCCGTAATTTGAGCCGAGATAGCCGTTGGGCGGGGTACTCAGCCAATGGCTGACCATGGCTTGGATATCTTGGGCGGTAATGGTGGGTTTCAT